ACAGATTACAGCGGTCAAAGTCCCCAGGATGACGTGATGGAGCGACTGCTGACCATGCGCAGACGCTGATGCCTACTTATGCATCGGCATTTTTTATATCAAAATATTTGGAGGATTTTTATCATGAACAAGAAAATTAACACCTGCGATGAGCTGTTGGCACGGCTGGAATCGCTGAACGGTGAAACAAAGCAAGTAAAAACCGGTATGCAGTCCACTCCGGCATATAACCGCACCTTCTGGGACTTTATGCGCGACGGAATGCCCCGGAACGCTCTCAAGGAAAACAGCGACGGCGCAGGCGGTTATCTGGTGCCGGACGAATATGAATTAAAACTGGTTTCTGCCCTGGAAAATGAAAATCACCTTCGCCGGATCAGTAATGTGATTCAAACACGCCATAGGCTAATAATTCCCACCGTAATCGGCCATTGCGCCGCGGCTTGGAATGAAGAAGGTGAGCAAATTACTGAAACCGAACCATCTTTCGGACAAATCGTCCTGGACGCATACAAGATGGGTACACTGATCCTAGCATCCGATGAACTGCTGGAGGATTCAGGTGCGGATATTGAGAAACTCATCCTGGAGCAATTTTCGCAGCGCATCGGAAAATGCGAGGAGGAAGCATTTTTGACCGGAGACGGCAATCATAAGCCGATGGGGCTACTTACGCAAGCGCCTGTGGGTTCTGTGAGTGCGGAGGCAGGTGTTTTGTCTGCGGAGGACGCGCTGGAACTGTATTTTTCCGTTGGGCAAGAGTATCGGGCGAACGCCGTGTGGTTTATGTCCGAAGATGCTCATCGCACACTGCGCAAAGTTCAAAGCGCCATGGGACGAAACATCTGGGAGCCTTCCCTTATGGAAGGAGAGCCAGAAAAGCTGCTTGGACGTCCGGTCTATGTCAGTGAATTTTTGCCAGAAGTAGCTTCTGACAGCAAGCCTATCCTTTTCGGAGATTTCAATTATTTCTGGATCGGCGATAGGGGGAAGCGCTCCGTCAAGCGTTTAAACGAGCGCTATGCAGACCATGGGCAGGTCGGCTTTATAGCAACACAGCGTGTGGATGCCAAGCTGGTTCTTCCCGAAGCCATCAAATCACTGAAAATTAAAACGGCATAATGTCGGCGATGCAGTTATTTTAATGAAAAAGAAAGCTCAGGTTGGATGGATAGGTGTGTATAAGCCATATCATGAACTGTTTTTTCAGCGATATCAGTGAATATTTGTGTAGTATATAGCGGAGATATTACTTGATATAATCCCGATTCAGAGGCAATATGTGACTACCAAAAAGGGAGGTATTCACATGGAACTCAAGTATAATGTATCCGGCAGCGAGCGGAAGCGAATGGTAGTCGCGATTGGAAAAGCTCTTCAAGTCGACCCGGTCTACAAAGGAACGCCGTCCTACGCGTTTAAGGTAGGAGAATATACTGTCGACCGATACGGCACTTTGATTGGCCCGGACGCACCGGAGACGGAGCGATTGGTTCAGGCATTAGCGACGGAAGGGTTTGTGGCATGTCAGCATGAAGCCTTAACCATCGAGATGCCGAGATCGGATTTTACAGATACGGCGCTCCATAATCTCAAACAACTGGTGGAGAGCAAAGGCAGTTTAATACGACACGCTCTTGGGGTAGATGACCTTCCGGTTGAGATTACCGAGGAAACCATTCGATTCCCCTGGTTCGCGGCGCGTGGAGAAGGTGATGAAACCGCCGCATATATTCATTTTGTTTCCGCACTCTGCGAAATGGCTAAACAAAATCTTCGGATAAAAGCCCTGCCTAAAGAGATCGACAATGAAAAGTACGCCTTTCGTTGCTTCCTTCTGCGGCTGGGCTTTATTGGCCCCGAATACAAGAGCGAGCGGAAAATACTGCTTCGCAATCTGACTGGCAGTTCAGCATTTTTAACGGAAGAAAGCAAACAAAAGGCGGCATTCAAACGTAAATCGCAGCGCCTTTGAGCAGGAGATTTTTTATGGACACGCAAAATACTTTTAATCGAATAGCGCAAAACACTGCACCCGACGGCAACTGGCAAGCAAACGGCATCAAGCGCGTGGCGGTCTACTGCCGTGTCAGTACTTTATCGGAAGCGCAGGAGGAATCCTACGAAACGCAGTGTGCGGCATATAAAAAGATGATTTCCAATGATCCAAAACTGGAGCTTGTTCGAGTATACGGAGATCAGGGCATATCCGGAGCGACGATGAAACACAGACCGGAGTTTCAGCAGATGCTGGAGGACTGCCGAAACGGAAGAATTGATGTGATTATGACGAAAAGTATCTCACGGTTTGCTCGGAATCTTGCGGACTGCATGGAGGCGATTCGTCAGCTTCGGGAACTGGGTATCCCGGTGCTTTTTGAGCGGGAAGGCATCGATACCATGACGACCAGCGGCGAGATGCTGCTGTCGGTTCTGGCATCCATCGCTCAAGAGGAGATTAACAATATGAGTCAGAATATCCGCTGGTCGCAGGAACGAAATAACGCCGCCGGCAATCCCGTCATCGGGGCTCGGTACGGCTATAAAAAGATAAAGGACGGAAACCGACACCGGTGGGTAATCAATGAGGAAGAAGCGAAACGGGTGCAGTTTGCCTTTCAAAAAGCAGATGATGGCTGGAAATACTGGCAGATTCTCGATGGTTTGGACGAAATGGAGAAACGTGCGGGCACGGCGGTCAAATGGACATATGAGCGGCTGTACGGCTTACTTCGCAGTGAAGCTTATATCGGTGATATTCTGACCAACAAGAGAATCAAACCTGACTATCTGCAGAAACGGTCCCTGCCCAACCGGGGTCAGCGGCCACAATATTATGTCGAGGGGCATCACGACGCCATAATTGATAAGGCGCAGTTTGATCGTGTGGGCAATCGTATCAAGAATCATGAGTTAAAAGCGGATAACAGCACCCTACCACCCCATCGCAAAAAGCCGCCCAGAAAGATAAAAATGGAGGCGCGCAAATGAAAGAAAAAAAGCAACAACCTACCGTGGAAGTGATCCAGCGCCAAACGACTGGCTGCACTAATACCCCACAGAAGATTAAACGGGTGGCGGCCTACTGCCGTGTAAGCACAGAACTGGAAGAACAGCAAAGCAGCTTGGAGCTTCAGATGTTGGCTTTCCGCGAGCAGATTGACGCACGGCCGGATTGGGAGCTGGCAGGGATATATGCAGATAACGGGATAACTGGAACTCAGGTGCAAAACCGCACAGAGTTTTTACGCATGATGGAAGACTGCGAAAACGGTATGATTGATTATATAATTACGAAATCCATCAGCCGCTTCGCCAGGAATACGCTCGAGTGCTTATCCTATGTGCGGCACCTTAAGGAAATGGGCGTATTTGTGTACTTTGAAAAAGAGCGGCTGGACACCAGCAGCGGCACCTCGGAGATGCTGCTATCAATTCTTGCCGCCGTCGCGCAGGAGGAAAGCCGTAATATCTCAGAAAATATCAAGTGGAATCAGCGCAAGCGTTTTGCTGAGGGTAAACCAAAGTGGTCGGCGGTGTACGGATACGATAAGGATGGCGAACTGGAATACATTATAAATGAGGAGAAAGCCGCAGTCGTCAGACGTATTTTTGCAGAGTACATACAAGGAAAATCTCTGCCTGAAATTTCACGGAGTCTTGCTAAAGATGGTATTGTTTCCCCCTGGGGTAAGGTTTGGACGCCTACTGTTCTGTCCAAGTTGCTAAAGAATGAGAAATACTGCGGTGATGTTTTGATTCAGAAGTCCTATACGGTAGACCACCTTACTCACAAACGAGTAATGAACGATCAGGCTGTTGTACCCAGCTATTTCGTGCGCGACCACCACAAGCCTATTGTAGACAGAAAGACCTTTGAGTTGGCACAAATCATTCTTTCCCTGAAAGACCGGCATAAGGGTGCAACCCAGTATCCGTATTACGGAAGACTTTTCTGTCCTATATGTGGAGGGAAAATGATCCGAAGCTGCATTCAGGAGCACGGGCACCCGCCGGTCTGGCGTTGCTCCCAGGAGAACGGCAGCGATCAGTGCAGGAGCTATTTTATTAAGGAAAAATATATCGACCGAGCGTTCTGTGAAGCATATGCAGACTTGGATATAAAAACCCTTGAAAAACAAGCGCGCCGAAGGGATGAGTCAATTGCGCAGACGGCGCGTGTTGCTTTGGAGATGAAAGCGGAACTGCTCCGGATTGAAAAGGTTGAGTATTATCAGCTCGA